TGCTCCAGACAAACAGATCGTAGTTGCTGTTGGTAGTCACAGCGGCGGGACCGGCGTTGCCCGTTGCGCTGTTGGTCGTGATGTTGGAGAGGTCGCTGCTCATCTGAGCAAGCGTCCATGCCGTTCCGTTATAGATCGGAATGAGCGCGCCAACATAGGGCGTGTAGTAAATTGTCGTCTTGGCGGTTTGAGCCGAGGTCATTACCGGCGTCCCGGTAACAAGCGTCAAGCGACCTTGCGGGACTACGGTGACATTGGTCAATCCGCCGTAGGGCAGGCCCGTGCAATTTGTCAGAGTGCCGCTTGTCGGGGTGCCAAGCGCGGGCGTCACAAGCGTCGGGCTGGTGGCAAGGACGTTATTGCCCGTGCCCGTGTTGGCAAGTTCTCCGACAACACCCGCGTTGTCGTACAGCACGCGGCCAGACGTACCGCCAGAGATGGCCGTGGTGCCAACCGTCAAACTTGCGCCCGGAACAGCCGCCCAAGTTGCCGTGGTGCCGTTGCTGGTCAGAACGTAAGCGTTGGTACCGATGGCAAGACGAGTGGCGCTATTGACGCCATTGCCAATAATCAGGTCGCCGGTCGAGGTGATGGGCGACAGAGCGTTGAAAGCGGCGCTCGCAGTCGTCTGTCCCGTACCGCCGTTGGCGATGGGCACCGCCGAATACTCGCCCAGCACGCCTGCGTTGTCGTAAAGAATGCGAGTCGTTGTGCCGCCGCTGATAGTCGTCGTGCCGACCGTTACCGACGATGCCGCAGCCGTGATCGTGCCGCTGCCACCCAGCGAGATGCTGGTGCCATTGACCGTGATAGAGGAATTAGTCAGCGACGAGTTGCCAATGTTCGACAGCGTGTTGCTGGCACCGCTGATGGTCTTGTTTGTCAGCGTATCGGTCGTGGCGCGACCGACGAGCGTGTCGGTCGAAATCGGCAGGGTAAGCGTGCCGATGTTGACGATGGTGCTGAAAGACGGCGATGTCAGCGTCGGAGACGACGACAGCACCATGGAGCCAGTGCCGGTGACGCTGTTGGAGAGCGTTACGCCGCCGTAGGTCAGCGCATTGTTTAGCAGCGCAGTGCCGGTAACCGCCAGCGCGTTGGTGCCGATGGTTGCGCCGCCGATAGCAAGCGACGTAGCGGTCGCAACACCCAGTACCGGCGTCACAAGCGTCGGGCTGGTGGCGAGGACGTTGTTGCCGGTGCCGGTGTTGGCGAGATTACCTAGTACGCCAGCGTTGTTGTACAGAACGTATCCCGACGTGCCGCCCGTAATGGACGACGTGCCGACCATCAGGCTCGCGCCCGGGATGGCCGCCCACGTTGCCGTGGTACCGTTGCTGGTCAGGACATAAGCATTGGCACCGATGGCCAGACGAGTGGCGCTGTTGACGCCGTTGCCGATGATGAGGTCGCCGGTCGAGGTGATGGGCGACAGAGCGTTGAAAGCGGCGCTCGCAGTCGCCTGTCCCGTACCGCCGTTGGCGATGGCAAGCGTACCGGCCAAAACGACCGCGCCCGTGGTCGGGCTAGCGGGCGTCAGGCCGGTCGTACCGGCGCTGAAGCTAGTAACGGCGCTGGACGAGATAGAGGCCCACGCCGGGAACCCGCCGACAACCGTCAGCACCTGACCCGTAGTGCCGATGGCAAGGCGCGACAGGGTGTTTGTGGCGCTGGCGTACAGCGTGTCACCAGCCGTATACGCCGACAAGCCGGTGCCGCCGTTGGTCGCGCCAAGCGTGCCAGTGACGCCCGTAGAGAGCGGCAGGCCGGTGGCGTTGGTTAGCGTAGCCGCAGAGGGCGTGCCGAGGTTAGGCGTCACCAGCGTAGGCGAAGTCGCCAGCACCGCGCTGCCGCTGCCGGTCGTCGTCAACTCACCAATGACGCCAACGTTGTCGTACAGGACGCGGCCAGAAGTGCCGCTGTTGATGGCGGTCGTGCCAACCGTGATGCTGCTGGCGGCGCTGGCAGGCGACCAAACGGCAGTCGTTCCGTTGGACGTAAGAACGTAGCCGACCGTTCCAATGCCAAGGCGCGTGGCGCTGCTGATCCCGTTCCCAATGATCAGGTCGCCGGTTGAGGTAATAGGCGACAGCGCGTTAAATGCAGCCGTTGCTGTCACCTGACCCGTGCCGCCGTTAGCAATCGGCAGGGTGCCGGTGACGCCGCTGCCCAGCGGGAGGCCGGTAGCGTTGGTCAACGTAACGCTGGACGGAGTACCAAGGTTCGGCGTTACCAATGTCGGGCTGGTTGCGAGGACCACGTTACCGCTGCCAGTGGTTGCCTTGTTCCCGAGGACGCTGCCGTTGTTGTAGAGGATGTAGCCGCTAGTGCCGCCCGCAATCGGCGTGGTTCCAATGGTCAGGCTGACCAGCGTAGCAGGGTCAACCCAAGACGGCGCGGAGCCGTTCGACATAAGAACGTAGTTGCTGCCGCCGATGGCAAGCGTTGTCCAGACCGTGGCATTACGGTACAGCAGACTGCCCGTCGCGCTGCCAATCGTGTCGAGGACGGACGTAACCGTGGCGTCAGTCGGGGCCGCCGTGCTGCCGGTGATGTTGGCCTTGACCGTCCGCGCGGCCATAGCGGCGAGATAGGTGTTGGTGACGCCCGCCGTCGCCAGCCCAATGGTGCCGGAAGACGTAATCGTGCCGCCCGTGATAGGGGTGCTGGTCGCGATGCTTGAGATGCCGGGGGCCGGATACTGCGTGTTTATGTACGTGCCGATCTGAGCGACAGTCAGCCTAACGGATGTGCCCGCCTGCACGCCTTCAAGCTGTTCGGTGCCGTTGAGCGCGATGGCCGCTCCAAGGTTCGGAATTTGTACGACGCTCATGATAGCGGTCCTGTTTCCGGCACGTCGGTATTCTCGTAGGGCAGTCCGGGGTCGGCATCTCCCGGCGCATTCGGGTCGGTGCCCGGCTGCTGATTAAGGCCGCCCGGCGCTTCGCCCGTCTGCTGCGTGACGCGGGTCTGATCGCCCTGCGTGATGCGGACGACGTCGCCGGGGATCGGAATGCCGGTCGTCGGGTCAATAGTGTTCTGGCCGCTGGTCGCGCGTCGCGTCGTCGAAGCGGCAACGAAGTCCTGCACGCGCGGGTTCATGATCGGCACTGGATCGGCCGGGATCACGATGGCGCGAAGCTGTTGTTGCTGGTCGTCGTTGCAGCGGTCGCAGACGAGGACGCGTGTGTTTTGAAGCGTCGCGCCGCGCCAATCAAATTGCCATTGCAGGTCGACGTGATTATAGCGGAAACCACAACGGTCGCAGATCGCATGCGCCTGCGGCCCTGAAGGGCTGGTTCTTGCTCGTCCTGACCGTGATGCATAGCCCATGGCTCACCTCACGGCCGATAGTAGCCAAAAATCTGCGGGCTAATGAATTGAGAAGCCTGCTCGATGTTCTGTTCGGCCGCGATCTTGTAAGTCTCGTCGGCCGCGGCCTTGAGCCCCACGGCGATCTCCGGGTTCCACACCTTCGCCAGCCGGTAGGCGAGGCCGTCGGCAAACGCCTCGAGCCAGAGGTACGGAATGTCGACGGTCTGCGCGTTCGTCAGGCTCGCGTCCTGCAGCCGACGAACGCGATAGTACTTCAGCGCCGACGTGCTGCTGCCGTCCGGCACCGGCCACAGCGTCACCGTCGGATTGATCAGGCGGTCGAACCAGTAGACCGTCGGGAAGCCCTGCTGCTCCTTGTTCGGATACGTCGCGTATTCGGAGCGGCTGACCGGCAGGATGACGCGGTCGATGTTTCCGCCACTCTGGGGTGTCACCATGTACGCATCGAGGATCATGACAGTGTTGCTGTCGACCGAATACGTCGTGACGCCCTGCGTCACCGGCGTCGTGACGAGATCGACAGCCCATAGGTTGACGCCTTGATTCGACCACGTCGACAGCATCAGGTTCGTCGCGATGCGTGCGCTTTGCAGGTGCTCCTGCGTCAGCGACGTGTTCCTGAGCTGGCAGAGGTTGAAGGCGTAAAGCGTCAGCTCGCCAAGCGACGGATCGAAGGTGTAGGTGCCGCTCGTGGTCATGTGGCCCACGGCAAAGGAGGGGTGGCGTACTGCGCGGCTTGCTGGGCCGCAATGTTGTCGGCAAGCTGCTTCTGGTAAAGCGCCGTCTGTTGGGGCGTCCACGAACTTGTCACCCACCCGGCAACTTGCGTTTGGGTAAGCTGATTGTAGGGCGTGAATGAACCGCCCGAAGAATAGGTGAAAGATGTATTCCCCGGCCCGCTGTTGGCAACGTAGACGCCATCCGTCGCCGTGTATTCCCACAGCACATTCACTACGACGTTCTGCTGGCCGCTCTGGGCAGGGGCAACCGACATGCTGAGGGGCGTAAGGGTGTAAGTGACGGCCATTACGATATGTTCCAGTACATGAGGGTGCCGATTATGTTGGGCGTGCCCGAATAACCCGCCTGATAGGAGATGCCCCAGCCGATATTGGTGTAGCCCGAAGCACCCAGAAAGCTGCCCGCTTTAGCCATCGAGTATGGCGTGATGAAATTGTACCCGTCCGCGCTGACGCGGAAGTAGACGTTGGTGCCGTCATCCTGAATTTGCAGCCAAAGCGGATTGGGATAAGGCGCTGAGGCCGCAACGAACAGGTTGCCCGCAAACGAAGTCGGGCTGTTGTTGTTCTGCACGATGTACGTCAAGTTCGCGGTGTTTGTATAGCTCCAGAAGACCTGCGTGTTCTTCGTGCCGTCTGAAAACATCAGCGCGGACGAAACGTAGTTGTCGGTATTGGCGATGCACGAGATCAGCGCCGTTGCGGTGTACGGCGTGGCGGGCGCTGGACGGGTCCTGTAAGAAAAACCCGGACTGCCGCTGGGTGCCAGCGTCATCGCAATCCCGACAGGAGTATCGGCGACCGTCGAAGACACTTGGTTCTGCCACGTCGTCAGGCCGGTGCTTGCCGAGGTTGGGACGGCTGCGTTGGTAAGCACCGGCCCAAACATGCCGCTCGTGCCGCCGCCGCCGCCACCGCTGCCGCCCGTGATCGTGAGGCCGGTACCCGAGAGAGAAAGTCCACTCACCGCGAAACCACCCCGAGCTGGATGAAGGTGCCCGTGACGCTACCCGTGCCGCTGTTGAGCAGGACGCGGACGTAGCGCGGCGCGAAGGCGTAGTTCGTCTGCGCCGACGCGGTAACGCCGACCACCGTTGTGTCCGCGCAGTTGATCCACGTCATGTTCGCCGGCGTGACCGGGTTCGTCGGGTCGTTCGGGTCGTCGAGCGTCTGCTGCAGCGTGTAGTTCACCGTGCCGCTGACGTTGAGCTGCGCGGCGACGGGGGCGTAGGCCCACGGATCGAGCATCACCCACGGCGAGCCGGCGACGCCGTTCGTGCCAATCGAGACGTTGCCGGCCGAGGCGCCGCTCGCCGTGACCGACGTGACAGTCTTGTAATCGAGCACCGTGTAGACGCCGGTGGCGTTGCCGCCGGTCAGTGTCTCGCTAATCAGGTCTTTGTTGTTGTTGGTGCCGCTGATCGTGAACGTGATGCCGCTATCGTTGCCCGCGCTGGTGAACAGCACGCGACGCTGCGTGTCGAGCGTGGCGACGCCGCTCGAGACGAGCGAGCCGTTCAGCGTGACGGCGCCTGCGCCAGCAATAGCCGATGCGGTGCGGATGTTGGTCGCAGACGCCGCCGCGAGCGGCCCGACGCTGACAGTAATCGGCCTCATTTACTTTGTACCTTTCGTATAGCCAAGCCGTGCCGCGGTCACGTTGTCGATGAGGTTCGGGTAGGGGCGCCCGGAGATGCGCGCCTTGGCCTTCGCAACCTTCACGCCCTTCGTGCTCAGGTGCTTGTCCTTGTGGTCGGACGGCGGGAGTTTCTCCCAGAATTTCTTGCGTTCGGTCATGTCAGCACTTCACATCCCATTTCTTCAGCGCCAGATTGATCCGGCTGTTGGGGTCATGTGCAGTCTTGGCAGACGTAAGCCGTTTCTTCATGCCGCACATTCTGGCCCGGAAGTTGTCGCGCCGTGCAGCAGAGGCATCTGACTTCTGCGCTTGCTCGCGCGAAACGGGCGGCTTGATGTTGTGGCCTTCGGCCTTCAGCGAGGCGCGGCCGCGGGCGTTTAGGCCGCCTTCAGGGTTCTTACCTTCCTTGCGCGTCCATGCCCCCGACATCCGGGCCTCCTGAAAAGAAAAGAGTGGCGGGGGCTGAAGCCCCCGCCATCGACAATCAGTCGATATCGACGGTGTGGCGCCCCTTGGCCGGGGTGCCCGCGTGGGCCGACGACAGCGGGTTCATATTGGAACCTGCCCGGCCTCCGCTCTTGCGCGGCTTGCGGCCCGCGTGGTGCATGGCATGCTTGCCGTGCATTTCGACGTGCTTTTTGTGGTGCTTCGGGTGCATCTCGTGCGCCGCGACATGGCCACCGTGCTTGCGCTTGGTGCGGCCACCACGCTTGCGGCCCGTGCCCGCCTCGGCCTCGTCGTAGATGGTTTCGGCGTCCGCATTACGACGGCCCGGATTCATACGCAGGTCCTGCTCGTACTCGGGAACACCCTTCATGGCGCTTTCGGCGCCGCCGTGCGCCTTGTGGTGGCGCGCCTTCTTGTGATGAGCCTTCATATCAAGGTCTCCTTACGAAGCCAGATTGATGCCCTGCAAGTAGCAAACCGTGAGGGTTCCCACTCCAGAGCCAGTGTTGGTGGAAGTAACAAAGAACTGGACGTCGGTGTTGCCGACGTTGTCCCAGTTTGCGATCTGCGTGGCACCAGTGCCCGGCGTAATCGTGATCTGACCAAGGGCCGTGGCCGAAACTGCGGCGGCGGCAGTAAATGCCGTTGCCGAAGCCGTCGAACCAATGCCACAGGTCTTCGCCGCTCCGGTCCAAGCCGTCGTCACCATCAGATAGATGTCGGTGATCTGGCTCTGAGCCGGAATGGTGATCGCGCAACCGCCAGCCGCCTGCGTGACAACGGCGCTCTGCGCCATCTGTACGTAGCCGATGTTCTGGGTGCCCGTCGGGTTGCCAACACCGGCAAGGTTGCCGGTGCCGTCGCTGTTGAACACCGTGCCGGCGAGGACCGGACCCGTCAGGGTGGTCCCGGCGGTCGCCGGGCTCCCGTTTGGGTTTGGTGACTGCCCGGGCTGGATGTCGTTGATGACCGTAGCCATTAGGCTGCTCCTTTCCTGTTGTTACGAGGTCGGGAAACTGCCGAAGATGCTGCGCCAGTTGTAGTAGCCGAAGCTATACCGCTCGTAGCCCTTCACCAGCAGGTTGTCGGTCACAAAATCGACCTGCATATCCGTCTCGAACTTGACGCGCTCCATGTAGGAGAGGCCGTCGATATTCGTAAGCAGGAACCATGGATACGGAGACGTCAAGAAGTCGTTGACCATGTATCCTTCGGGCAGACCGCCGGCCGTCGAGAGCAACGCGTTGACGTCGTTATCTGCAGTGCCGGGGCGCAGTTCCGTCTTGGTCAGACGAATTGCGACTGGCTCGTTCTGGGGCGCCACGATGAGCTTGCGCGCACGGGCGAAGACCTTCAGGCCGGCCTGATCCTTGAAGTTCGTACGAACCGAGATCATGCCGTTGAGAAGCGTTGCTTCGTTGAGGTCGACCGCGGTCGTCGGAATATTCGCAACCGTGCCACCATCAATCGGGTGGTTGGAAGCGCACAAAGCGACACCGTCGCCGCCAATAGCGGCATTGTAGGTGGTCGCCGTGTTCAGGATGTTGGCGCCGTAGATTTCCTTGGTCTGCTGGAAGCTCTCGATCAGACCGAGGTTCGACGGATGGAACTGCGTCTTATACAGGTTGTCGTCGATGGCCTTGCGAGTAATCGCGTAGCCAAGGGCGATTTCCGTATGTTCCTGATTGTAGACGAAGCGTTCGCCGGCGCTGTTGTCGAACGCGGTCTGGCCGCCTTCGGTCTTGAGCTGGGCGAGGCCGAGGTACCGCATTTCGGCGGTGCGCTCGAGAGCCATCTTCGAATCGTGCTTGGTGAAGATTTTGTCGTACTGAGACGGGATCATCTCGTACTTACCTTCGACACCGCGAAGACCCGGCAGAAGCAGGTCTTTGATGTTTGAAAGATTAACAGCCATTGGTCGTTACTCCTTAGCTGATGCCCGTGGGGCCGGCGCCGCTGGTACGGAGCCATTCGTTGTTGAAGCCAACGACCACGTTGTAATAACGCGTGGTAGGATCGGTGCCGTTCGAGCCGGGCGGGAACGTCTGCAGATCGACCACGATGAACGGGTAGGTGACGGTGGTGCCCAGCGTCGAAACGTAGGCGCCTGACTGGCCATTGGCGGTGGTGCCGGTGCCAATGTTGAATTGGCAATACTGCCCAACCGGCGTAGTGCCAAAAGTCGTCAGACTGGTCGCCAGCGGCGTCGCCCACGAAGATTGCACAAGGAAGCGCGCGTTCGGGTCGTCGATGACGTAAGCATAAACGTCACCATTTGCGTCGCTGCCGGGCCAATAGCGCGACCACACCATCTTCTGCTGCGCGACCGACAGGTACTTGCAGCCAACGAAGATACCGTCGATGACGGTCGTGCCGGCGGCGGCCTGCGTGATGTAGCCGTTGGCAGAGCCGATGACCGGCATGACCGGGTCACCGAAATAGATCGGCGTCGTATTGGTCGACGCAATTCGGCGTTCAGTCTGAGCAAAAGTCGGCGCGCCGCCGGCTCCGCCCTGATACTGAAGAAAACCGAAGGGGCTGTTCGTATTTGCCACAGCCATACCTCCTTTTTACAGGAAGCGGCCATAGCAGCGCGCCGGGGCGCTAGGGTCGCAGGGAACAGTTCTATGCGCCCACACCGAGGGGCGCGTAAGGCCTATGATGCGCATTCCCCTCCTACATGTCTACTTGACATTATGTCAATATAGGAAGGGGGCCATACGGCCCCCTTCTCCGCCCGTGGCGGGTCTGTCCCTGCGGCCCTACTCGTCCTTCGGGACCGGCATCGCTTCGTAGGATTTTTTGATCGACGGCCGCGAGCGCGGGTCGGAATACTCTTTTTCCATCGAACCCGGCGGCGTTGCAGCAAGTTGCTGTTCCTTAGCCCGGACCTGATTACGCGCGCGTTGCCTGTCGATGTCGATCACGCGGTCGGTAATTTCTTTCGGGCGCTGCATGAGAACCATGCCCTTGCGCTCAATAGTTTCACCTTTCCACGCGACAGGCATCATTTCTGGGTGGCGTCGCGCGGGGACCGGTTCCCAGCCGGTGCGAGCCAACGCCACCTGATACGCCGGGTCTTCGGCATTGTAGACCAGCTTACGTTTCCACTCGTAAGTCCACCCGTCGGGAATTTGATCAGGCGGAAAATAGAAATCGTCGGTACCAGCATCCATGTCGCCAAGGTGGCCAATAATTTCCGCCGCGCGCCGTTTGGCGGCCGAACGTGGATCGTCGTCCCGCAGTTCGGGGCGCATGTCGGGGCGCGTGTCCAGTACCGGCTCTTCGGCATCGGGGCGACGCGCGCGCCGGCGGCGGCCGGCAGTCTGTTGAAGCGTATCCATTAGTGCAGCCTTCCTTCCTTCTTGAGCGCGATCTTGTTCTTCGCGTACTCCTCCGGGGTCATCTTCATCATCTCGGCCATCTCGCGCTCTTCGGGCGTGAGACGGACAATGTTTCCGCCGCGGGTGTCGCGGCTCACCGGCGCCGCGGGCGGCGGGGTGCTGGTCGCGCGGCGAGCCGTCGGCTGCGCCGCTTCCGACATTGCTTCAGCAGTGGCGGCCGGCGCCTTGCCGACCCCCAGCAACCGCTCCACGTCGGCGAAGTAGTCGTCGCTGTCGGCGACACCGCCGTCAGCCATGACCATGTTGTGCGCCGCGATCATCTTCTGATTGAGGCGCGGATCGGTCACGAACTGCGGATGCCTGCGCACCCACTCGGCCGAACGCGGGGAGAGCTGCGCCGCGAACGCCTCGACCGGATCGGTCGGCCGCTGCACGGGCGCAACGGGAAGCGGCGTGCTTTCCAGCACCTGCTTGCCCTGCTCGAGCTGCAACAGCTTGGCCGCATGCCCGGACATTTCCTCCTGATACGTCGCGGCCGCGTCGTAGTCGCCAGCCGACATCGCCGCCTTGTAGTTGGCCTTGGCGATCTCGTTGCTCTGGCGCAACGTGTCGATGGCATTCGACACCAGTTGCAGGTTGGTCTCCTGCACGGTGCCGCGCGCGGCGTGAGCGTCAAGCTCCGCCTTGTGCTTGGCTTCTTCGGCCGCCTTGGCGCGAGCTTCCGCCGCGGCCAGCCGCTGCTTCAGGTCGTCGACGCCTTCCTCGAGCGTCAGTTCCTTCGGCTGCTCTTCGACGTGAGCCTGTTCGTCGTCGACGACGACCTTGTCTTCTGCTTCATCAGCCATTTCGTTCACCACACCCGGTCAGGTTGATCGACCTTGCCCCGGATCGCGACATCGTCGATCAGGCGGCAAGACACGCCGTTGACATTGATCGGCCAGCCGTCACTCGGCCGGAAGATCACCCAGTCGTTTTCTTCGATGGTAGCCCCGGCAAACCATTGCCCGCTTTCATCGACGAAAGCGCGGGGGCCTTTCTTGATAACGAGACCTGCCTTGCCCTGAATGCGGTCTTCGTCGGTGTACTTGTCCGTCAGGTAGAGGCCGGACTTTGTCTTGGTCGGACGAACATAGATCGCGACCAGAACTGCGTTGTTAAAGACGTCGATCCCGCTGATGTCGCCCACCTTGGTGAGCAACTCTTCTTTCGGGTCGACCTCGTGTGCCATGGCCATTTGCGGCATCTCAGCTCCTCTCTGCGCCTTTCACGGTAGCCTCCGCCTCTTCGTAGATGTCGAGCGCTTCGCGGAGGCCATTGAAGCGCCCGGCCTCTTTCCGGTAGTCCTTCTCTTCCATCGTTCCGTTCATCACGGCTTGCGTGATCGTCTGCATGCGTTCGCCAACCAACTCGGCGAATTTCTTGCCGAGGCGGGTGTCGTAGGTCTGCGTGCTCACTGGCTCCTCCCAGTGTTAGAGAAAGGCCGCCGCGCCGTGAGGAGACAGCGCGACGGCCCGCCGTCGGCCGACGACTATCGCTTGTGCTTCTGGATGGCGGTCTTCTCGATGCGACCCATGCCGCTCAGCGCGCCGGCGTCCATGTCCTTGTAGGACCGGGCGCGGCCGCCCGACAGGCGCCCGACGCGCTTGCCGTGTTCGATCTCGGTCTTCTCGAGGCGGCCCATGCCGCTCAAAGCACCGGCATCCATGTCCTTGTAGGACCGGTAGGCACGGCCGCCGCGCTTGCGCGGGAGCGGCGGCATGCCGGGCGCGCCGCCTGCGAGCCCCGGAGGGGGAGAGGGCATCGGGGGCATCGGCATCGGCGGCGCGCCCGCGCCCATTGCTGGCGGAGCAACAGGCGGAACCGGAAGCGGAGACGGGGTCGGCATCTTTGGCATCATCGGCTGCTGCTGATCCTTCGGCTGCGCGTTGATCGAGATGACGATGTTGGTTTTTCTGTCCTTGGCGCGACCGCCAGACTTGCGCGGCATGCGGCCGCCCGTCGGGCGGGTACCGCCAAAGTAGGTGCCGCCGCCCTTCTTGCGGCCGGTGCGCGGCGCGCCCGTGACCGGGTTGCGCATGTCGGCGTCGGCCGGCATCTCGCCCTGCTTCGGCGGCGGCATCAGCTCACGCGTCTTGCGGTCGAAATCGCTCTCCTCGCCTTTCGGCGGTTGCGTGGTCGAGCCGCCGTCGGCCTTGTGCAGCTTCTTCAGCGTCTCGGCCAGCCGCGCCCGCTTCGCGAGCTTCGGGTTGCTGCTGTGCGTGGCCTTGGCCAGCTTCTTGGCGGGGATTTTCTCGCCCTGCTTGACGCCCAGCGACTTGCGCAACGCGCCGGGATGTTTGATCGCGCCGGCAATCCAGTTCGCACTGCCGCCCTTCTTGAGCTTGATCTCCTCGTGCTTGCCGCCGTGCATGTGTTCGTCATGCTGGCGCAGCGCCTTCTTGATCATCGCCTTGTCCTGCGCAACGTCACCGCCGCGCTTGTAGCCGCCGACGTGGGCGTCGCCGCCCTCGCGGTACATGTTGGCCTTCTTGTCGTTGCGATTGATCAGGTCGGTGACGAGCGAACGGCCGCCTGCCTTGCGCTGCTTGCGGTCGGCGCGCATTTTCGCGGGGCCGCCCTCGCACTTCTCGATGACCTTGCCGCCCTTGCGGAAGGCGCGACGCGAGATCGGGCGCATGCCGACCTTGGCACCGGTGTTCATCATCTCCGGCGGCGACCACGTCGACGCGTCGACCTTGGCCTTGGGCTCGCCCGACGTTAGCCGGCGGATTTTGCTCTTCATGGCCGCGCGGGCGGCCTTCGCCATCTCACTCATGTCTTGCTCCTTGTGACCGCGAGTGCGTGCTCGACGATTGACTTCGACTTGGCGGGGGTCTTCGTCTTGCCCCGCTTCAACCAGTGCCTGAACGCGTCCAACGACATGGGTTCGACCGACCGAATTCGGTCGGCGCCCTTGCCATCGCTGAACGCCTTCACGTAGTCAGCCACGGCCGCGCGCTCCGAAGAGTATGCAAGCATTGCCTTGTGCTCGTCGAACTGTCCAGTCCGATGGTCATTCTGGTTGATTATGAACACCATACGGCTGTCCTTGTCGGGGCCGACGAAGACGTCGACATGATCGCCGTCAGCACCTTCGGTGCGTTTGATGTAGCCGTAGTCGGCCGGCATCGTGCAACGCCACGTCTTGCCCGACGGGTTTTTGCCTTCGCGCGTCGCCCCCTTCGGCGTCTCGATAGAGATCGGCAGCCCGTGGAAACTGATGTGATGCTTCTTGTAGTTGCCGGCGTGCTTCTGTGCTTCCGTGGGCGATACAAGGCCGCCATGCGCACGCTCAAGACGCGCGGCGCCGCCGGTAGCCAAGCCAGCGTATTGCCAGAACTGCTGCTCTTGCGAGGGATTATATGCCGGCCGTTCAGGCTGTGCCGCGGGCGGCGGGGGCGGAGGTGGCGGCGGTGGCGCTACCGCGGGCGCCGCCTTCGTCGTCGGAAAGAGGGCCTGCCACCCGCCCGGCGGTAGTGCTTGCGCCAGCATCTGTTCGTAAGACATTGACGATGCCGGCGCGGCCGCGGGCGCGGCGGCGCTCTGGTTGAGCTGGCTGAACGCGCCACGCAGGTTTTGCATGTAGCGACTGAAGTCAGCGGTCACGAGTCACCTTCTTGGCGATGGCCAACGCCTTCTCGACGGTGGCGTCTATAGAACCGACTTCGCCGCCGCGCGCTTTATGCTCGACCTCCCACCATTCCGGGTCGGGGCGCGGCAGCTCCTCGTAGTGGTGATGATTGTGAAACTGCGCCTCAAAGAAGGCGCGATCAAGTTTGGGTCGAGCCATGTTCTACTCCAAAGGCGGCCCGCCGTTATGCCCCACCAATCCGGCAGCGCGCCGGGGCTGAGGGGCGATCACAACGGACTTGTTAGTCGGGACAGGCTTTTGTCCCTTCTCCAGTGTGCGAAGTTGCGGATCGTAGTGAACCATGAAGCCTTTGCTGTTTTTGGCAGCGCTCTTGTAGGCCGCTTCGGACTTAGTCGTCATGTTCTTGTTGCGAAGGCCGATGATAACGCCGTCCTCACCCTTTGGCTGCGCGTCGAGCGGCCGGAAGTCGTGTGTATCGCCGTCGACGACCTTGTAGGTCTTGCCGCTTTCGCTGTCATGGACCGTTTCGGGCAAATGTTTGCCGTGGGTAAACGCCATCGCGACGTTCGAGCCCGTATCAAGCCGCGAGCGCACGGTGCGCCAGTTGCTGTGCGGGTTGGGAACGTCGTGATCGAGGCCATTCTGGCCGGCGTATTGGCTGACGCCGGTTGACGAATAGGTCAGGTGATGGTTCGGCGCCACTGGGTTTGCGTTGAGCTTGGTATAATCATAGAACGTGACGTCGGGATGTGCCTTGATCAGCGACTGCGTGATGCGCGGATGCAGGTCGGAGATCACGTTGAGGCGCACGCCAAGGTGTTTGCCCTCCTTGGCAGCAAGTCTTTTACGCGCGTCGATCTCATCGTAAAGTCGAGTGGCAAATGCTTCAGGCTCGTTAACCAACGCTTTGGTTTTGTTCAGACCAACAAGCCGCGGGCCTTTGTAAGCTTCAAGATCGTGGCCGCCGCCGTATAAAAAATTACCGCCTGAAGTTTTGCCGAGACAGCTTTCCTTGCAGCTCGCATGGTTCGGGCAGGTGTTAAATTTGCCGAACTGCACCGCAGGAGACAGCGACACGCCAGCCGCCGCAATGGGGCGTCCATCGGGCAGTGTTACCGGCTTGCTTCCTTCGTAGCCGATTTCGGTTTTTTCCAATTTCTGATTTTTGCCTAGCAGGGAGAACGGTTTATTGGTGCCTTTATAAAAGCCAGTGTGCTGCCCGATCTTTGCCATCGCCGCCTTGCTGTTGGCAATGCGCTGATCGGGCGGAAGCGACGTATGGTAATCAATGGCTTTTTGAAAAGCGTTTGCCAACTCGTTAACCGACGTACCGCCGGTGTCGGTTTGCCGTAGGTTTTGAAGGCCTGCCCCGCCGCCAGCAGCGCGGCAGATGCGCAAAGCGTGGTCAATTACATTCATGTCCTGAGTTCCTCGAACATATCCGCCCGCTTTGAACTGGTTGAAGCCGTTGGCCTTGATGCTGTCGCGCATCTGCGACGTGACGTCGAGCGCGTGAACCGGCTGGTTATAGCCGGAGTACATCTTTTCGCGAGCATCATCCGCCGCAATGTAAGACGGAAAATTCTCGCTAAGTCTTCCCTTCGGTTCTTCATTATGCGGCGAGCGCCCGGACAGCCAGTAGTTGGTGCCGTCGCTACTCACCTCTATAGGGAAGGGCCATTCGCCATGCGTTTTAATGCGCTCTCCTTTGAGACGTACCTTCGCCTGCGGGTCGTGCTGCTGCGCGAGCGCCTGCAGCCGCTTGGGCATGATGTTGTCGTAGTAGCCGCGCATGCCTTCGCCGCCGACTTCGACGTCTTTCAGATTTTCAAGATGATGCCCAAGCATTTCATTCGAAGGCGCGCGATCCCGTCGAGTACGTTTCGTCGCCAGCAATTTTTCAGCGACTTCCTTGCCTACGTACTTCGGCAGCTCTTCAGTCTTGATGTCGTTCTGCGAGTGCCGAGTGCCGCGGTGATCGATGAATTGCAGGTTCCCCGTGCCGTCGTCGAACGGATAGTAGTGCAGCGACCGCACTTGGTTGGACAGCTTGTAGCGCTTGTTCTGTTCGGCGCCCGGCGTGAAGACGACCTTGTCGTAGCCACCGTGCGCGGCCTCGTGCAGCACGCGCTTCAGCGCAAGGTCGGTCCACTTCTGGGTGTTATCGACGTAGGGCCCGGACGGAAGCCCATGATCGCTGCTGTTTGCGCGCCTCTCCAGCTCTTCCCAGCGCGCTTGATTGGCCGGCTCAAAATTGCGCCGCGCCGTGTCTTCATCAGGCGGGTCAGTGAAGCGTTTTAATTCGTCGCGTTCGGCAGGTGTAAGGGGATTTTTGAAGCCTTGCTGGCGCCCTTCTTGCCCCCAGTCGCTCTGCAGCTCCTCGACATGCAGCACCTTCTCGCCGTTCGGCCCCTTGCGGTCGGACATGCGGATGTGCGCGAGGACGTTGGGCACGTCCCAGTGTGGGTGCCGATACAGCGTGTCTTTCTGCTGTTTGCGAAGTTCCGCCAGCTTATCTGCAATCGTAGTGCGCTCTTTTCTAGTTGCATCTACATGTTTGTACGCTTCGAGGATATCAGGATGGCCCGGCCCGCGTTCCTCGCTTATGCGTTTCCAATTTTCCATTGCATCTGCAGCGCGGCGAGAAAGCGCGCGATATTTTTCTTCGTGTTGCTTGATCGCAGCGGCGTGCGGATCGGGAAGATGCAACAGCACTTCGCGGTAGTTCTTGCCGCCGGGGAGCTGCTGTTCGCTATGTTCTGCGTCAGTGCCAGCATCGACCTCATACGCCAGCTCGTCGTATGAACGCGGCAACCGACCGTGCAGCGAGCGAAAGCTGTCCTCAAGCCAGTCCCGGTTCTTGGCGATGTAGTCGTCCTTGTCGCGTTCGCCCAGCACCGTTTCCTGCACCGGAACCATGTGCTCGCGCAGATGCTGCGCGGCTTGTTCGCGCGGGATCGCCTTCGTGCCCAGCGCGGCGAAGCCCGAGTGCTTGATCTCGTCTGGCTTGATGCCCGGCATCGCCGCGTACTGCTGCGGCGTCGCCTTGGGCTGGCCCTTTTTCTCGATCAGGTCAGCCGCGCCGCTGTGGAGCTTGAAGGGCGGTATCTTGCCGCCGTTGGCGCGTTCGACTGGTTCAACGTGCGCGCCTGATGGAACCACCGCAGAGATCGAACCGCTATCTTCTCCTTCATTGCGATAGAAGTAGCCCCGCTTGGCATTACCTTTGTTCAACGCGCGCCGCATGTAGCCATTGGCTTTCCAATCGTCGTGCGGCTGTTGAGGCGTGTTCGTCATCGGCCCTGTGAGTTTGTAGGGCCTGATGCTAGGCCTCCATTCGGGCTTCATCACGAAACCGCGTGATACCATCGGAAGTCCCCGCGGATGCTCATGCGGAAAGTAGTCTTCATCTGGCGCATCAATATTGTGCCCTGAGAGGCCGTATGGATTGCGCTTCAGGATAGTATTTTTTCCGGCGAGTTTGGTCTTGCCATATTCGCGGGAGCCATCCCACGCGCCTTCGGCAGGGAAGCCGATGCGCGCGTTCAGCGCGTCTTCTGCGGCCGCCTGCGTGCCCAAATGCAGCCCGCTCTCGCCGCCGCGCAGATCGCCGCTGCCTGAGCCATGCCACCACAAATCGTTTTTCTCATCAGCGCGGCCGCCGTAGGCGCGCTTGCGCGCGACGATGATGTTGCCCTTGCGCTCGACATGCGGGAACACAGACCGCACCTCGTCCATGTAGCCGGCGGCCTTGCGGTTGTTCTGCCAGCCCTTCGAGGTGATACCGCCAGCGCCCGTGCCATTGCCCTCGTAGATGCCGAAGTACGCCGCGCCGTTGTCGTGCAGGTGATCGTGCGCCTGCTTGATCACGGCCTTCCGGTGATGCGGGTGCTGGATGACGTTCAGCACGTTCGCCGCCGTGACGCTGTCGGCCTTCTTGCGGGCGAACTTCTTCAGCACCGCATCGTTGTGCTCGGGCGGCCGGTTGAACGGATCATAGACGTGGCTTTCGACGCCGTGTTCGTTCGCGAGATGCTCGGTGCCAAGGTCGTACTTGCCACCGCCGATGTCGAGGTTGCGCTGCCCGGGGCGCTTCTCAAAGACCGGGCTCTTGAACAGCGCCGGCACCTGCTTGATCGACGTGTCGGCCGACGTGATTTCCTGCGCGCGGCCGCCGGTGGCGCGGGCAATCATCAGCGCGCGGTTAACTTCCCTAGTCATTCTTCGGCGTCTTCGGCTTCAGGCGCGCCAGCTCGAGCTGATGCGCGTGTTCGCGCGCCTGCGTGTGCGTGTCGTGCGCGTGGTCGTGCTTGATCTTCAGGATGTCGCCGACAAGTTTCAGGTTGGCTTCCTGCAGGCTGGCCTGCCGCTCGAGATCGCGGTTCTCGTCTTCCTTGATCGCGCGTTCCTGCTTGAACTGCACGTCCTTGGCCTTGGCCGCGATGTCGGCCGCCTTGAGCGCCAGTTCCTGCGACTTGTCCTCCGGCGGCGCGAGACCGGTCGGTTTCTGCGCCTCGACCTGCAGACGCTGCGCTTCGATCTGCAGCTTGCCGGCGTCGGCCTGCGCCTTCTGCTGCAGCGCCTCGCGCTTGATCTGCTGGTCGCCCTGCTTGAGCTTCAGCTCTTCCATGCCCTTCTGCACTTCGAGCGGCGGCTTGTTCATCGCACTCGGCGGCACGAAGAACTGCTCCGGGTTATTCCAGCCCAGTGCCTGCAGCGCCGCGGTGTCGACGGCGATGGGATCGTAGAGCGTCGGGCTCAGGTCCTGAAGCTGCTTCAGCGCCATTACCTTGACGATGCGCTGCGTGTGGCTCGCCGTGTTCGGATCGGCCTGTGGCACCAGCGCCTGCGCGTACATGTCGAGCGCATCGCGGAACGTCTTCTCGTCCCACTGGAATGCCGGGCGGCGATTGCGCTGCCAGAAACTCTCCGGGTGTTCCTTGAAGCACTTGACGAGGAGCTGGAATTCTTCGGCTTGCGCTGCGTGCATGCGCTTGTGCACGCTGTTCAAAATCTTTTGCGCCTGCTCGATCAGCGCCAGCGTCGTGCCGACGGGCGCGTCGGCGCGGCCCTCGCCGGTTGCCTGCTCGCTGGTGCCGCCCAGCCGCTGCCCGGTCTGCGCGATGTTGTCGACCAGCGCCATCAGCGCCTGCGACGGTTCCTTGTACGGCAGCGGCGAGACCGCCTGATTGATCGGCATGCCGCCCGTCTTGACCAGCGCGCCGCCGCCCGGAGGCACGCGGAAGATGTTGCTGTTCTGGCGGCCGCCGACGTCGCTGAACAGGAAGCCGGGGAAGTTCGCGTACATGCCCGCGTCGAGCAGCTCGCGCCACGCCGCGGTCACGGCGTTCGTCGTGTTGCCAAGGATGTGGAGCAGGCCGATGGGATAGAACCCGAAGCCCGGCACGAACGTGTACGGCACGAAGACGGCGCGCGCCTCCGGCAGCTCTGCGGTGTCAGGGTCGTAGTTGCGGACGATGCTCAGGATTTGCTTGCTGGTGACGTCGATGGTGACGCGCCACGGCACCTCGAGCCCGCTCTCCTTGCCCTTCCACTTGTGCTCGTAGCCCTTGATGTTCAGCTCGCAGTAGCACTCGTAGATTTCCCGGTCGCGATCCTCCGGGTTCAACGCTTCGGGTTCGACGCCCTGCTGCGCCTTCTTCTCGCGCTGAGCACTGTCGAGCTGCTGCGGCGACGGCGTCGACAGCGAGATGTCGCGATACGTGCCGAGGATTTGCAGACGCTTCACGGTGCTGGGCCGCATCATCACGCGATGCGTGACGCGCTTGGCGCTGCGGATGTCGGTCGCCGCTGCGTTGACGATCAGGTCTTCGGCGTCAACGGTCTCGCTCACCGGGCGATTGCGCAGCGGGCAGAAGTAGACCTTCTTGAACGCAAGGCCGCCGAAGCCAAGCATCAGCAGCATGCGGTCGGTGTCGGGATAGTACTCGGTGGCGATAGCCGTCAGGTAGTGATTGAGATCGCGCTCGAGCGCATCGGCCATGCGGTCGGTTTGGAACGTCGCGTTGTTGTCGTCAACCCTGATCTTGACCGGGCCGTCGGTCGGCAACAGTTCGGCGCGCGCGTTCGCCTGAAAGCGCAGCACGGCTTCGAGCAGCAGCGGATGGCGAACGCGGTTCATGCCTTCGACGGGCGCGCCTTCGGCGGCGCCGCCGATGCCCGGCACTTCGATCTTGAGACCCAGCAGCTTGATGCCCTGCGCTCGATCCTCGATCCAGTCCTTGCGGCTGTCGATGTCGTCGCCGATGGCGCGCATCAAGTCGTCGGCGACGCGGCTCAGCTCGAGGCCGTCGATCTTGTCGGCGAGGTTGGCGAACCAGCCTTCGTCGTACGCGTCTTCGGCTTCTTCGACTGGCTTGCCGTCGAGGCTGATCGTGATCGAGCCGTCGGGATGGTCGATCTTGATGACGTTGCCCTTGTCATCGACGTGCTCGATGTCCGCGTTCTCCGGGGCGCTCTCGACGACAACATCCTCACCCGGCGGCAGCGCGTCGGGTTCCGGCTCGACCAATCGGATGTTGGGGCTCAACCCCGGCACTAAAGCCATTCAAAGACCTCGCAGACGGCCAGAATACCACACGCGGCGGCTGTCAGAATAGTGACAGATTGTCAAGCGGTCGAACTTAGTTCGACTGTGATTTCGGTTTGCGCTAACCGAAGTCGATCAAGCATGATGCGCGCGTTGCGGCGGCGTGGAAGGACACGCAGCCACGAGGAGGTACGTGGTAGACCTCGCCAATACTAGTCACGGTAGAGCCACGCAGCCGGTATCGAGCCCGGCCCGCAACATTCAAATCCCATAGAGCGGCGCCGGCGGCGCGCCGCGATGGCGCAGGCTCTCGCCCACTTCGGCGATGTGTTCGCTGCTGCGCGACAGCATGCGCAACTGGCGCAGATGCGCGAGCGCTTGGCTCACGGTGTCGACGATGTCGTCGTGCTTGCCGCGGGGGAACGTCGAGCACTGGCCAATTACCATCTCGGCCCACTGTCGATCAGGTGCATGCACCAGCCCTTCGGCAAACAGATGCTGGATCGCGTAGACGCGCGCGACCTTGTCGAGCATGCCCGGGTTCACAAGCTGCACGGCGAAGTCCTCGTAGCCGAACAGGCGGCGCAGTTCTTGCGCCACGCTATGGCCAGCCGCTTTGTCTTCGATCAGCAGCCGGTCGACCTTCATGTCCTTGCAGCTCTTGGCGACGCGCTGCACGAGATCGTGCAGCTCGAGGCGATCTTGCCACGCGTTCATGAGCATGACCTTCGGCGCCTGCTGCGCATAGTCGCGCGGATCGATGTTCGTCAGACGCTCGCCGCGCACGACCTGCTTCGACGGCACCGCGACAGTGTCCGACGAGAAGATGCCCCACACGGTTAGCGCGCTGAAGTCGTTCTCCTGCTTTGTCGTGTAGGCCGTGTCGAGGCTGGCGACGATGTAGTCGAACGGCGGGAACGCGGCTGCGTCGTAGAGCTGCCACCAGTCGCGCTTGATGATGCCTCCGCCCTTCGGCTCCGGGCGCTGCTGCAACTGGCCGGCGGCTTTCCACGGGCCCAGTCGCTTCTTCAGCACCTCGACCTGCTCTTCGGCAAAGCGATCAGGCCACAGCAGCTCGCCTGCCTCGCTGCGCGGGTCTTCCCAGCCGATGCTCGTCACGAATGAGCGTTCGGGCTCGAACTCCATCGGCAGCATGAGATGCGTCCAGCCTTCGTCGGTGTCGAGGATGTGGCCGGTCAGGTCTTCCTCGCCCAGCCGCTGCTGGATCACGATGTAGGCGCCGGTGCGCGCATCGTTGAGGCGGGTGCTCATCGTGCCGTCCCACCACTCGTTCGTCGTCTCGATTAGCGCTTCGGACAGCGCCTCGTTCGCGGCGTTCGGATCGTCGACGACGATGATGTTGCCGCCTTCACCGGTGACGCGCGCGTCGACGGCAGTGATCAGCCGCTCGCCGCGCTTGTCGTTCTGGAAGCGGCCTTTCGTATTCTGGTCGCCGACCAGATGGAAGCGCTCGCCCCATAGTCGCTGGTACCACGGGCTCTCGATCAGGCGTCGCGTCTTGACGCTGTCGCGCATCGCGAGCGACATCGCGTACGACGCGTGCAGCAGCGGAACCTGCGGCCCCGACGTCGCCGTGTTCTCTCGTTGCGTCCATACCCACGCCGGGAAGCAGACGCTGACGATTGAACTCTTGCCGCAACGAGGCGGAATGTTGATCAGCAGTTTGCGGATGTCGCCGTCGACGACCGCCTCGAGATGCTCGCACATCGCCTCGAGCGGCCAGCCGTGCACGAACGGCGACGGGTCGACATAGCGCCACGCCTTCTGCACGAACGTGTAGAGCGACGATTCGCACTCGACGCGTTCGATCTCGAGCAGATGCTCGAACGGATCGATGTGTTTGCCGTCGACGTTGAGGAGCTTCATTGCTTGCTGTTGAAATTGCCGGCGTAGTAGTCGCCGGTGATCACCCGCAATACGTTCACCTGATTGATGAAGATCAGGCCCATCGCAACGTCACTTGCGTCGGTGAGCTGCGTCTGTTCGGCGTGCGCGCGCCAGTCGGCGACAAGGAACCGCACGCCATTCTCGATGGCGTAGCGGACGATGTCAGGCGCCGGGGGCGGGTCTGGCGTCAAATCCAGCAACGACACAGATGGCTTGTCGGTCGGCAACGACATAAGCGACATGACGTTCGAACTCCTGTTTCGTGGCCTCAGACGCGCCAAACCAGTCGCGGCGCGGATGTAGGCTCTCAAACAGACGCCGCGCCAATTCGCGACGCGCATGTCCATCGTGATAGCTCATTCCTTCGCCTCGAAGCAGTGCCAGAGATTGTGTTCGCTAATGTAGCTTTCGGTGTCGAACTCGCCGATGCGCGGCTGCGCGACAAGCACGATGAGAAGCTGCAGCAAATATCCAAAGTCTGCCGGCGTCACGGCCTTCGGCATGAAGCGGTAAACCTTCTTGCCGATGTGGAAGTTGAGATCGTTGACCGCGCGCATCACGCTTCATCCTTCTGCTTCGTCGCCGCCAGCAAAATCTGTTTCAACTGGTCGCGCTGATCGGGATCGAGCGCGAGTACATCGATCTTCGTCGCCTGCATCTCGACCGGGCCGCCGTCCTTGCCGGTGACTTCGGTGATGATCTTGTCGCCGTAAACCTTCGGCAGCATCTTCGAAAGCATCCACTTGCGCGTGTCGATGCGCAAGCGCGAACGCGCGATGTGCTCAAGATCGGGCTTCAGCTTGCCTTCGTCGTCAACGTAGTAGTCGTTGCTCTTGTGGCCGGCGATCTCATCCAGTTCGTCGGCCCACTTGAGGGCCATGAGATGCCTCGCACGCGCGTACTGATCACCGAAACCTTCATGGTTGTCGATCACCCATCCATACACCGTCTGCGGCGCGATCCCCAACTCCTTACACACCAACCGCAGAGACTTTCCTTCGGCCAGCTCGTGGCAGATGTGTTCGGCGCGTTCGCGCGAGTAGGCCGTCGGCGGGCGCCCGCGTGCCCGGAGCCGCACCGGCTTCATGCGGTCACCACAGCTATCGTGACCCACGTCAGCAGCCATAAACACGCGTAGCGCGGCTTCAGCGCGACCAGCAAACAGGCGACCAAAAACGTGGCCTCGGCCATCAGGCGCGTTCCTGCAGCAGCTCGAGCATTGCCACGACCGACCGCGGGATCGGCGTCGAGCCGGCAAGCCACCGGTACACCGTGCGCACGGACACGCCGGCCATGACGGCCAGATCGTTGTTCGGGATGTCGAGCGCCACCAGCAACTTTTCGAGCCGCGGGGGCGTCAGGTCAGCGGCAAGTTCGGTCATCCGGCGACCGTACGCCAAAATGACAAAAAAGGCCAGCCCTTGCGGGCTGGCCCTTTCCGGTAGCCGCGGCGGCCGCGACTACGCCGCGAGCACCTTGCCAGCGCGTGCGCTGACCGTGAGCTTGGTGACCGTGATGGTCTTGCTGGCCGCGAGGAGCTGCTCCTCGGTCAGGTACGAGCGCACGACCGGCATCTCGAGGCGGGTCTGCTCGAACGTGTTGATCTTGATCTTGAAAGTCTTGCCCTCGACCTCGGCGACGCCGAGCGCCAGCAGCTTGGTCTTGAGCAGGTCGGCCTGCTTGGTGAGCGCCTCGATCTGAGCCTTCACCACCGCGTACTCGTCAACGAACTTGGAAGTAGTCATGTATTCGATCCTTTTCAGTTGGCCCCGTCCTCTGGGGTAAGCATGTTCTACTCGATCACTGACATATTGTCAAGCGACGTCCAGATAAATTTGCTGCCGCTTGCGGATAAGTCGGATCGTCGTGATCGATACCCCGTAACGGGCCGCGTCGGCCTGTAGCGTCGCGGCGCTGGCCCGGATCGCCCGTACCTGCTCGTCCGTGAGCCGGCGGGCGCCGCCAATCTCTGGCGCTGGCCATTCGTCCGGCACGTCGAAATGCACGCGCCGGGCGCGGATATTCGCTACTGTCGATAGCGCGACATCGAATTCGCGAGCCGCTACAGTATCGCCGCAGGGCGCCAATCGAATGGCCCGGACGACGCCGGGGGGAAGCCGTTTTCTCACAGGGTCACCTCAGTCTTGGCTGGTACCCTATCGCAGAAGATAGCAACGCCGCAAATAAAACTGTTTGCAGGCATTCAGGTCCCGAGTCCGCGTGAAAAGTCTACGATATTTCCACCGGCGGCTACGGGCGTCCGCTATCCTATTCCTATAGTATATTATTTTATTATATATTATATAGGTATTATACTACCCTCATACACTGTAAACAGTCTTTTTCATTGCTCCGCTGCATTTTTACAATAGGGTACCAGTTCGTAATTACGTAACCCTAAAACAGGGACGGGCCCTAGGCATGCGAAGGCGCCTTCCTCCCCTTGCCGAGCTATTCACCGCCGCGGCATCGAGCCCGGGCGAAAATGATCCGCGGGAGCGCTTGACACCCTGTTCTTACTGCCCTATCTCCGGGGCATCGAATAGGAGATCGGCATGGATTTGCAACAGATCGAAACCGCCCTCAAAGCCGAAGTCATCTACAACGTCGACTACGTCGAACTAAAGAGCCGTCTCAACCGGCTGATCGAGAAGGCGCACAGCGCCGCGAACACGACGTTCCTCGCCACCGGCGGCCGCGATGGCGGCGCCTTCCTGACTGATGCCTATTACGGCTTCCCCATGGCGCACACGTTGAAGGCGTTCGCCAAGAAGCTGCCGGCGCCCGTCGAGGGCGAGTTTCGGCTGGCCCTTGAGGCCTACCGTGCCATCGTGACGACCTTTACGCCGGCCGCCGACTTGCTCGCCGCCGCCAAGGGCCGTGTGGTCAAGGCCCGCAAGCCGGCCGTCGGCGGCCGCAAGACCCCGGAGCGCACGCTCGACAACACCGGCACCTGCTCGTGCTGCGGCATGAACGTCAAGCTGAGCGGCGGCCGGATCGTGAAGCACGGCTTCACCATCCGCTGGGGCTACCAGAGCGGCTCCTGCTTCGGCGTCGGCTACCTGCCCATCGAGGTCTCGCCTGAAGGCATCGTGGCCACCATCGAAGCCGCCGAGCGCGCCCTGTCGCGCAGCCGGATTGCCCTCGAGTATGACTGCCTCGACCGCAAGGCCCGCGCGCATCATCTCGGTACGGTGTCGAGCATGGGCCGCATCATCAAGGACGCGACCGCCCGCCTCGCCGCGTGGGCGCCCCGCCCGCTCCCGAAGGCGAAATAATTCATAAGGGGCGCTTGACGGCGCCCCCTCACTGTCTCATAGTAGGGACATCGAATAGGAGATCGACATGTTCATTCAGAAGACCCCGACCCAGCAACTGACCCGCGCCTCGCGCGCCGCCGTCGCCAAGCATGGCCTCGAGGCGTGCCTGAAGGCCTACTACCTGAACCACGTCGTCGGCGAAGGCCCGGCCCTGATCGGCGGCTGGGGCCGCGGCGGCGTCGCCCGGGGCGACGCCATGATCAACGCCGGCCGCGAGCTGGTCACCGGCAGCCGGGAGTAGCCCGGATGACCGACCTCGAACGGGCCCACGACATCGCCCGCCGCGTCATCCCGGGCTGCAACCCGGATCGCACCTGCATCATCGTCGCGTCGGCCGTGGCGGGCCTGCGCGGCCTGACCCTGCGCCATATCCGCGTCGGGGCATTATTCTGGCCGGCAGGTTTTACCGACGACCCGTACCTGTCGATGCGCGGCGGGTGGGGCTGCGACGGCTACGACGAGCGCGCCGGGCGCCTGTACCTTGCCGACCAGACCGTCGACGATGACGGCGGCTTCTCGGGCCATACGTGGCTGGAGCCGGCGCCGGGCGAAGTGCTCGACCTGATGCATGACGCCGACGACACCGCGCGCTACATCCGCCGCCCGAAGATGGAACGGGCCGTGAAGCAGCACTGGCGCGCCCAGATGCGCGCCGCGATTGCCCACGGTGCTCGACATCGGAAATCGAGCAACGTGGTGGAAAAAAGCGCTTGACGACCAGCCCTTCAGTGCCCCATATTCGGGACATTGAATAGGAGATCGACATGAACGCCGACCTGAATGACAGCCTAGACGACCTGCTCGACGGCCACGTCACCGACCAGCCGAAGGCCCTGCCGACCGACGCCGGCCTGACCCGCGTCCGCGAGATGGGGCACGTCGAGAGCTGCCCGAAGTGCCGCGGCACCGGCAAGTTCATGAGCTATAGCGGTCGCGTGCTTGGCGATTGCTTTGCTTGCAAGGGCAAGGGCTCGAAGACTTTCAAGACGGCGCCCGAGACGCGCGCCGCCGCCCGCCAGCGCACGGCTATCGCCAAGGCCGAGGTCGTCGCCGACCATCAGGCCGAGCTGAAGTGGCTCAGCGACACGCTGGCGCGCCGCGACCGCCTGCCCGCCAGCTATGCCACGATGCTGCAGGACTTCGAGACCCGCCTGCTGAACGGCCGCGAGCTGACCGACGGCCAGATGGCCGTCGTCCAGAAGGGCATGGCGCGCAGCGCCCAGTGGGCTGCGGAGCGCGAACAGAAGCAGGCGTCGCAGGACACTGCCATGGACGTCACCGCCATCCGCACCGCCCTGCAGGTCCGCAAGAAGGTCATGATCGCCGAGTTTACCTTCTCGCTGGCGCCCGACCACGGCAACAACCCCGGCGCGATCTACGTCAAGGACCGCGGCCAGTATGTCGGCAAGATCGCCCGCGACGCCTCGAGCTTCCGGCCTGCCCGCGACTTCGATCAGAGCCGCCTGCCGGCGCTGCAGGAGGTCATGGCGAACCCGGGCGAGGCCGTGCGTGCCGACGCCGAACGCCGTGCCAAGATGCTGCTCGACGACCCGACGCTCAGCATTCCCTGCGGCTGCTGCGGCATCATGCTGACCAACCCGGAAAGCATCCGCCGCGGCATCGGCCCGATCTGCGCTGGCAAGTGGGGGTTCTGAAATAATCCACCGGGGGCGCTTGACCCGCGCCCCCGACTGCCCTATACTTAGGGCGTCAATTGAATAGGAGATCGATATGGCTCAGTCAGACACTCGCAAGGTCACCTTCAGCTCCATCGTCGGCGCCGTCGCGTTCCGTAAGGGCGTCGAGGACTTCCAGAACGGCGCGGCGTTCGACGCCGCGTACGAGCGCACCAAGTACGCGTGGCACTACGAACGCGGCCGCCTGTACGCCGCCGCCTGCGCCGGCAACAGCCGCGCGCCGATGCCGAACCGGGACGGCCAGTACGTTAACCGCGCGGCAATCAACGACTTCGCGCGCTACTACAATCGGGGAGACGTCCTGTGATCCTCAAGACCACCGACGCCCAGCTCTACGATCTCGATGCTGTGGCACAGAACGCACGCGAGAACAGCACGACCGTGCGCGTCGACCGGGAAGCGCTGCTCAACCTGCTCGCCGACCACTACGCGCTGAACCTCGAGGTCAAGCGCAAGCATGGCGAATTGCCGGAGACCAAGTCATGAACCTGATCAACACCTATCACAAACTCAACACGGGCGCGCCCAGTGTTCTGGGCCGTAAGTTGTTCTACGCACCTGTCAAACCCGTGCAATGCAAAGACGGTTTTCGGATGAGCGTTCAGGCCGGGGAATATCTTTATTCGTCGCCGCGTGAAGCAGCGGCATGGCCCTACACCGCCTTCGAGGTAGGCTTCCCGAGCGAGGCAGAGCCGCTGCTCATGGAATACGCCGAAGACCCTGACCGGCCGACCGATACGGTGTATGGCTACGTGCCGGCGAACGTGATCGAAGCAGTGATCGCCAAGCACGGCGGTCTCAAGACAATCGATGGAGAATAGCATGAAGAACTACGACGAACTCTGGGCCGCGGCACAGGCCGCGGCCACCAAGGCAGGCACCGAGTGCAAGCCGACGGCGATGCTGGTGCAGCAGGTCAACCCGTTCACCGGGCAAGTCCTGAAGACCTACGAGCCGGTGCTCGACGGCGCCTGCGGATTTGCGTGGGTGAAAATCCGCCCGGCCAACAGCTCGTTCGCGCGTTGGCTGAAGTCGAAGAACATCGGCTACAAGGCCTACAACGGCGGATGGGACGTCAGCATTCACGCTTTCAACCAAAGCCACGAACGCAAGGCCGCGGCCGCGCAGGCGATGGCCAAGGTTCTGCGCGACGCGGGCCTCGACGCGTACTCGTACGACAGGATGGACTGACATGCTCACCGTTCACGATCGCACGTTTGAGATGCGCTGGAACAAGTGGGGCAAGTACACGCCGCTGGCCGAACGCGTGGCGGGCGCCACCTACTTGCGCCTGCTGAATATGTCGCCGGCCCAGATTTATCAGCTCGCCTCGTCGAAGCGCGCGCAGACGACCGTGTCGAATGGCGCGCGGTTGGCCATGCGCCAGTTACTCACGGCGCGCGGCGATGCCATGCCGGCCGCCGCTGAAATTTCTCTGGAGGTCGTCGATGCCAAAAAGTAGCGTTCCGAGGGCAGGCGTCCCTCGCCGGTTTGCGCGCGTCGCGTACCTGTTGTACGGGCCGCAGCACATCGAGCACGTTGCGAATCTGCTCGATGTCGACCGCAAGACGGTCTACCGTTGGCGTAGCGGAATCACGCCGGTGCCCGGCTACGTCTGGGAGCCGCTGAAGGTGGCGCTGATGCGCCGTCGCAAAGAGATCGATACTTATTTGATGGAGGAATAGAAATGCCGAAAATCGTACGCACCGCCACGAAGGCAACCGGCGGCATCACGCCAGACGAAAAGCGCCAGATGGACGAGATTGCTCAATTGTGGATCGGACGCGCCCTGCGCACGACGCCCATCGAACGCGAAAAGATCGTCCCCGCAATCGAAGGGCTTTACGCCGCCGCAAAACTGAAAAAGCCTCGCGTCGTCATCGTGCCGTCGCCGCTGGTCATGGCGTACGCCTACGGGGCCGCCGCCGCGATCTGGTATTCTCGTACGCGCAATAATCCGTCGGAGGCTGCCGCCACGCGCGCCGCCAC